AATATCTGCTGCACTACCTTCTCTTATTGCACCGTTAGGAGCCTTGGCTAGAGTCGCTGCTCTTGTCTGACCATTAGGATTCACAAGAAATAGAACTTTTGCGCTAGCTGCGGCTCCTTCTATAATTGCTTGTGTCAAAGATTCAAGGCTTATAAGATCACCACGATACTCTTCAACATACCCACGACCATAATCTTCTCCGTCTATACGAACCCATCTCAATAAAATCCAAGGGGATACATCTACTTTTGATCTGCCGTCTGTGCCTGGTATCTTTTCACCTTTACATTCTTGGAACCATACATAGTCATCATTAATTCTTTTAATGTGGGTATAGATGTCGAGTTCTTCGCCCATCGTTTTTTCGTCATAATTATCTTTTTTCTTTATTTGGTTTAAAAAATCTAAAGGTAAGGCTTGAGGATGTACTGATTCTTTTGTAATAATTTCTAGTACATTACCAACTTCATCTCTTTTTGATACAAACTTTTCTAATGGATAAACTTTTAATCCTTTATCTGTCAGGTATAGAAGAACATTACCTGCAACAATCAAATGTTTTAATGCTTCAAACATTGCAACACGATCATTAGATACTTCGATTTCATCCATCAAAGCATTTTCTATTGTGCGTAATCCTTTATCTATTTCAGTTTCTAATCCTTCCTGTCCTCCTTCTTGTAACAAGGCAAGACTGTCAATGCTTAATTTAAAAAAGGGAGTACCAGGTGGTAGAAGAGCTACTAATAATTTTGCAGATAAAGAATTTACAGCCCTTGCACCAAGTGCTTGAAAGGGAGTTTTTATCCTAGCTCTAGTACCAGTAGATGATTCTGGTATAAGGCTAGGAATAGTTAACTTAGAAGATTCTTTAGCTTCTCTTAAAAAAGTAGATCTATTACTCTGCAACTGCTCATAACGACCAGCAGCAGTTTGCCCACCTGTTGAATACTCCATTTTAATAATTTAAGTTTCCACCTTGAGCGTTACCCATAGATCTAGGAATCCTCAAAGAAGCAGTACCACTTCTTCTAGGCTGCCTTGTTGCAGCACCAGTTGCTGAAGTTTTCTTTCTTTGCTTGCCAGTTACTACAGTCTTAGCAGTCCTTTCTGGTGCTGGTGCTGTAGGTCTAGGCTCTGGTAATGGTGGTGGCTTTGGGGGTCCTCCGAGACACATGGTTAATTCTCCAAAACAGTGTTAGTGAGCATAGTTTCTTTTTGTCGTTTCTGTTGTTCAATTAGAAAGTCAACAACAAAACGTTGCCCTGCTCTATACCATACCTCTCTATCAGTTAATGACAAATCAGGATGGCGATGCGGAAAGATTTTATCTAAGGCAAAAATCATTTCATCTGTAATAACAGGAAGCTTTTCAGATGACATGATTAAAAAGATTTATCTGCATTGTAGTTCAATTTGAGTAATAAAGTATAGCAGGTTTAAATTTATGTGATAAGGTGATTATGAAAGAGGTCTACTTCTTTTACTAAACACGGAAATACCAGTAGCTGACCGCCATTAGTTATTGGTTTTTTTATGCAAAGCAGAAACACTGGTGACTTTTGACCCGTAAGTTGCCAGTGTTTTTTTATGGAGTCCAAAGAGATACTTCTCCTGTCTTGTAATCAAAGTCGCCATCTCTCAGTATTCTTGCAAGCTGTGCGTTAAGTACAGCATCAGCAAAGTCATATTTCTTTTTCTCATACGCAGCTACTACCTTCTCCCACATCTGTTCTAGTGTTTTAGATTCTCCCAGTATCTTCTCTGCTGTTACTGGTCCTACTTTATCTATACCAAAATAGTTATCTGTACTATCTCCTGTAAGGGCTTGCTTCATCCAATGTCGATCAGCCTTACGTTTGGTTATAAGTTCTAAGTCATCACCTGCTAGGAGGGTACAAGGTACAGACCTCATGTCCTTATCGACTGAAACTATTATTGGGTTGTCGTATTGTTTGCTAGTGGCCAAAAGAGCCATTACATCATCGCCCTCAAGCCCATCAAAACTTTTTGATTCATACTTTTCTCTTACCTGCTCTACTACTTTCTTAAAGGCCAAAGGTTTTCTTTTGTTCTTTCTATTAGCTTTGTACTCTGGATATATTGTATGCCTGAATGTCGGGTACTCAGTAAAGCACATAACAATATCCTTATCCCCTTCAGCAATAGTCTGATAGTAAGAGACTCTGCCATCAATCATTTCATGTACATCTCTTTCATCAGCATGAAGAGTGTGTAGATTGTCATCCCATTTTATGTCCTGTTCACAGGCACAACATGAAGAATACAAAAGCCAATCAGCGTCAATTAATAAAGTCATTAGTTTCCGAAATAAGTTGCCATAGGTACTACAAGTCTTCCTGTGCTTTGGTCATACAATAATTTATCTATCGGTCCTGTCATCCCTGTATGCCTGTTCTTCAGCACTCGTAGCTGTAGCTCTGCCCTTTCTGCATAGCTTTCCGACTGCTGATTTCTTTCAGCACTGATACAAAGATCTGATAGCTGAAGTATTCCTGAGCTACCTCTTAGATCTGAGGTACTTACAGTCTGTCCTTGTTCGTGAGAAAGACCAGGTGGTCTTCTTAAATGGCTAACAAGTATTAAACCTATGCCAGTAGATTCAACAACCTGTCGTAGTTTTGTACACGCAATATCAATAGCTCTTCTTTCATCGACATTATCTATACCAGAAACAACTATTGTCAGATGATCCAGTATCACTACGTCTACACCTTCTGCTGTTGCAAGGTAGGTGATCTGTTCTATCAACCTGTCAGGGTCCATAGATCCGAAGTGATCATATAAGAATAGTTTTTCTGTACCAAACAACCTGTCAAAAGATTGTTTCAACCCTTCTGTTTCTTCTACATTATCCTCAAGGTGCAGGGGTTTATTCATCTCTACACCGAGTATCCCCTGCATTGTTCTTTGTACACTCTCTTCCAGTGCTATGTAACCAACAGTAAGTTTATTCTTAAGAAAGTGATGTGCTAGTTCTCTACATATAGTTGACTTACCTGTACCACTACCTGCTGCTATCGTTATCATCTGGCTTTTACGAAAGCCTTTTGTAAACTGATCTAGCATTGGGTAGGGAAAAGGACAGACGCTGTTAGATCCTTTCTTTGTTAGTTCTCCCCAGAGATTACTGGCGTTAAGTATTCCATCTGGTCTAACAGGTGTTGCTTGGAATAAGAGTTTTCTAAGTTCATCCCCTTCCCCTGCGAGGAGCATTTCATTAGCGTCTTTTCTAGGGAGTCTACATATAGCTGCCTTGCCAGCAGGTAAGATTTTAATTGCTTTTTCGGCAGCAGCCATGCCAGGCTCGTCACTGTCAAAACAAAGAACTATTCGTACAAATTGAGATAACCATTTTAAATTCGCAGCTATGTACTTGTTAGCTGATTGTGAACCAGATGGCAAACTTACCACAGGAAACTTGTTACCTTGTGCCTGAGAAACAGACATACAATCTATCTCTCCTTCTGTAATGGTGACAAACATATTACCTGTATTCTGTTGTCGCCAAAGCCTTTGACCCCATAGCTGGAGTTCTGCTACATCACCTAGCCAAATAAATTTTTTGTTCTGAAATCTAATATGCTGTGCTGCTTGTCTACCTAACTTGTCCTCATAGGTAGCGACCTGTACTGGTTGACCATTGTGTTCTGATATTCCATAGCCAAACATTTCACAAGTTTCTTGTGTTAAGCCACGTTTCGGTAAAGGTCTTGGAGATACAAATTTTAATAAAGGTTTCTTCACTGTTTTAATAAAAGACTTTCTGGGTTTATCTTTTGGTGGCTGATAGGTATGACCACAACCAAAGCAATAACCATGTCCATCGTCATAGATAGCCATGTTATCTTTGCTGCCACATTCAGAGCAGCTAGTTTTTCTTACATATTTACTCTTGTCGTTCATGCCATTCTTCTGGGATGGAGCCATGACTCCAGAGAAACCCATGACGTTCTGCCCATTGAGCATAGGTAAGGCTTCTCTTTTTGCCACGACTAAGTTTTGTTTTTGCGTTCTGAAAACAGAAACGTATATCTAAACTGGGATGTTTCTCCTTAACTGCAAGCATCTTTCTTCTGTCCTCAGGAGAGAAGTAACCTTTGGCTTCAACGATAAAGTTTTTAAAGATGAAGTCAGGTTTGTAAGACCCGATGATGCAGTATTCAAGATCAATTTTTTCATAGTCATAGGGAATTTTATTTGCAATTAAACTTGCAGCTATTGTAGCTTCAAATTTACTTCTAAAATTCACTCCCTGAAGAGACTGTCTCGAAACCTGCGACCTTTGGGGCTTCCTCTTCGGTTGCTTCTTCGGTTTCAAACCCGTAGCTTTCGGCTGTTTTGGCATACTCAACGTGACTTTTAATAATGACAGCTTCAGGTTGGATCTTTATACCAACACCAAAGGCTGCTGTTTCCCAACCACTACATCTCATGTTGACCTGACCAGTTGTACCAGGACCACACTTGTTTACTTTTTGTCTTTCATCTTCAGACATTGGTTTACCTTGTGCGTTATATAAAACAGGAGGTCTTTGTTTCCACTGCGTACCGTCTGCTCTTACACCACCACCTTTCATCTTGGTTTTTATTCTGAAGTAAGGAGTTCCGTTGATCTCTTCATAAGACCAAGGTAAAGGAGCAAGCTTAAACTTCTTACTTGGTGTTTCAGCTTTTAGCTGTGCCTTCCATCTATCGAGTAAGTCTGTTAGCTGTTGCT